GGTATTAAGGTAAAAGCCACTGTGGTTAATAATCCCACACAAGTTAATGTTATAAACGTGCCGACACTGAAAGACATTTTTGAACCAGCTGAGGTGATAGATGTACAAGGAGAGTAGTTATCAGGAATACCTAGCAAAGTTAATAAAACGAACGCTTTTAAAATACCCCAGTGCTGTGGCAGAGCGTCTGATGACCTGCCCTATCACTGGGTTTTCTGGTGTTCGGAAAGCTTTAGGTGAGATAGACCTAGAGTTTTTTGCGAAGGCGTACTTTCCGCAGTACTTCGAGTTTGAAACCCCGCAGTTTCACAAAGACGCGTATAAGGAATTGGATGTATTATTAAACAGCCCGCCTAATGGTGTACGCAAAGTACGTGCGTGGCCTCGTGGTAATGCAAAGAGTACGATTTACAACTTCTTTACGCCAACTAAAGCGGCGTTGTACGGGCACAGGAAATTTATTGTGCAGGTGTCTGATACTGAATCACAGGCACACGGCTTTTTGGGTGACATTAAAAACTCGCTGGATAACAACGAATATATCATTGAAGACTTTGGTGATGTGCGAGGCGCAACTTGGCGTGCTGATATGATTAATATTACAGCCACTGATGGTAGTGTTATTTGGCTTTCGGCAGTTGGCGCAGGTAGTGGTATTCGTGGTTTACGTAAAGCGCAGTTTAGACCTGACTTAATCATTGTTGATGATTTGGAAAATGATGAGTCTGTACTTACGTTTGAGCGTATCAAGAAGTTAAAGATGTGGTTTAACAGGGCTTTGATGAACTTAGGCAGCAATACCACCGATGTACTAATGGTTGGAACAGTACTTGCTTCTGATTGCGTGCTTGAGCAAATAATGACAAGCCCTTCGTGGGATTCTAAAAAGCTGTCTGCCATAATTAACTGGAGTAATTCACCACTGTGGGATGCTTGGACAAAGTTGTACACAGACTTGGCTTTGTCTAAAGATGAAAGGGATACTAAAGCGCAGGAATTTTATGAGGAGAACAAGGAAGATTTACTTGATGGCGTAGAGGTTTTGTGGGAAGACTACTGGCCTTATGTAGAACTGTACAAAAAGTATATTGATATTGGTGAGTCCGCGTTCCACTCTGAACAACAGAATGACCCTGTTAACTTTGACGAAGCTATAATCAAAGAAGAATGGATACACTACTATACTGATGAGGAAATACGTACAACGCGTATGCTCGCGTATTACGGAGCGCTTGACCCAAGTATGGGTAAGAGTAGATTGTCAGACTACACAGCAATTATTACACTAGCCAAGGGCGACACTGGGTTTATGTATGTAATGGATGTAGTGCTTGAGCGCATGAACCCAGATAAGATAATACAGACTATGATACAAAAAGGCAAAGAACATAAGTACACACGGTTTGGCGTTGAGACAAACCAGTGGCAGGACTTGCTCCGTGTAATGTTGATTGAACGTAGTGCAAAGCAGGATTTATATATACCTATTGTGGAGTTAAGGCACGCTAAAGACAAAGTAATTCGTGTGCAGAGTCTTATACCGTATATCAAAAACGGGTATATCAAGTTTAATAGAGAGCACAAACTACTAATGAGCCAGATACTTGGCTTTCCAAAGCTAAGGCACGATGATGGACCAGATGCTTTAGAAATGGCTGTGCGTTTAGTAACACACGGACCGTCTTCTGGTTCTATGCAAACGGGTATAGCTGTACAAGAAAGACGTAAATACGATGATGAAGATGATTTAGATAGCGCTGCTTATGCAGATACGGCATTTTTTGATTAGAGGTGTGCGGTGTGGGTTTCATGGATGTGTTGCAAGGATTAAAAGAAGGCTTGCTACAAGCGCAGCCGCTAGGTGGTCCTAGCTATGATGAAATAATGCAGTATGACGCCCCTGCTGAAATAGCACGCGGTGAGCAGATACAGGCGCAAAACCAGGCGCAACAACAAGCTATTGTACAAGAGTTAATGCAGAATATGCCAGCGTATGATGAACCGCAACCGACGATTGCCAGTGGTATGCTCAGAGGTTTATCGGAGAAATACAACAAACCAGTACTAAACACAGCGGCTACATTCTTTGAACCAACCATAGCAGACTTTGGTTTTGGCGCTTCTGGTATTGTTTCTGAAAGAGCGCGCAAAGCTGTGGAAGGATTAAATGTTGTAAAGACAATGCCGTTTGAAGGTGTGGTGGAGCGTACACCAGACCTTTTTGCTGGGCGTTTGTTTACTAAATTGCTTAATCAGCAAAAAGTTGACGATGCACTAGCTAAATTAAATGCGACATTACAAGCCGACTATGGTATAAAGGGCTTTGATATTGACCCTGCAACATATCCCGAACCATTTTTTTAATACAATAGAAGGAACCGCCGCTCGTAGTTTTGTTAATCAGATATTATCTGGGCTGGATAATATGTATTCTTCATGGCGTGGTACTAACCCTGTTACAATAAAACGCAGACCAGAAGGCAGTAACGCTGCTGCTTTATATAGTGTGCCATCTGCTTATTATGATAAAACAACAGGTCGGTTTATACAGCCTGACGATGTTGGAAAAGTTACTATACACGCACCAAATTCTGTTTTTAGTAGAATACCAGAAGTAAATACAGAAGCTTCTTTAAAGCATGAAATACTGGGGCATGGGCGTGTATACGAGGGTGATATACCGTTTCCTCTTGTGCGTGGATTTTTAGATGAGGCTTGGTTTCGTCCACCAACAGCTTTACAAACACCAAACAATTTACGAGAATACCTGTACACTCCAATAATGAAAGATGGTGCAAAAGATTTAAGTGGTAGAGATGTGTTCTGGCAAGCATGGCTTAATGATAATTCTGGAATTCCTGCTATAACTACTGCGTCAAAAATAAACCCATCGGAGAGTATAGCTTACTGGTTAGAATGGCTAGGTCAAGCTAGGTTTAATAAGCGTTTACCTGAAAATAAAATGCAAGCTCTTATAAAACTAAAAGCGGAAAAACCAGATACGTTTATGCTATTGCGTGCTATGTTGGATAATGTGAAACCAAGCAGTATGCAAGAAAATTATAAAACAGCAGGTGAAGATACTTTAAGATACTTAGACGTTAAATAATAAAAGGAGGAACAAAATGATTTCCACAGCTACGTTTATTTTCCTGGTGGTGTTTTGCTTTGTAACTAATTTAATATGTTTTGTGTTTGGTGCGTACATAATGCACTGCAAGAACACAGGGAGAAACCCGCTCAAAGACGCGGGCTTTTACATACCACACGATGATGGTGGTGCTAAAACTCCCGAAGAACAGAAGGGGTTTTATGAATAGTGGAACAGGTAAGATGCAAGACTTGTAACAAGCTACTATACAAAAGGATTAGGCAGGAGAACACAGTACCCATTAGCGCTGACACTTTGAAAGTGATTAACAGTGTTTTATGGTTAACACAAATAAAGTGTCCACGCTGTAAAGTGTTAAATTATATATCTGATTAAGTAAGGTGGTGAGGACGCTGTTAGAAGAAAGACAACCCGCAAGTATTAACTTAATGGATTTTGGTAGTGAAACTGAAGACGAGATGCTTGAGGCAGAAAACGAATTCGAGACACAGCAGCAGCTAGAAAAATTAGCACAGCGCGTGCTTAACCATCTTGACTGGTGCAAGAATTCTACAGACAGACAAGACGCTGAAAAGCGTTGGGAAGACTGTCAGAATTTTTGGCTTAACAAACAGTGGAATGGTATAAAATCTTTTGGTATCCGTGGCAGAGATTCGGCTACTAAAAGGCTTCACCCAAACCCTGTGGATAACTATTTTAAGGCTCACATTGAAGGACTTGTGGGCGATATTACTGACAAACCTGTGGATATACAGGTGAAAGCGCGTGAATCCAGTGATGAAGAAATAGCACAGCGTTTAAGTGCGGCTATTAAATACGTGTGGTATCTGAATAAGGGCGACCGTAAACTTGAATTTAGTGTACGTCGTGGTGTGTTGTATGGTCCTTTGTGCGCTAAAGTTTACTGGGACAATAGCTGGAAGGGCGGCGCTGGTAATCCGTTTGTTGGTAATGTGCGTTTCTTTTCTGTGCCTAGCACAAATATTTTCCTTGACCCACGCGTGAAAGCTACTGAAGAAAAGGTTATACAGCAGGGTGCTTTTTTAATTTATGGTGTACGTCGTTCATTGGAATATATTCAGCGTAACTACCCAGACCAAGGGCATAAAGTTGCCGCTGACACTTATGCTGACTATGTTAACTTATTATCTGGAGACACCGAAGACACATCTGTTTATTCAGAAGACACAGAAGCGTTAGTAATTGAGTACTGGTACAAAGGTGAGCCTAAAGCACCTGAGTTTCCAGCAGACAGAGAAGTAGAACCACAAGATGGTTGGGTGCACAAAGCTGTAATAAGCGGTGGTGTACTGCTTGAGCATAGAACTTATGTTTACCCCTGGTACCCATTTGTTATGGAGTGGGTGTACCCGTCAGATGAATCCATATATGGTTATGGTGATGGCTACGACATACTTCTACCACAGCTTATAATTAATAAGCTAAACGAACTTTCTATTGAAGGCGCTGCTCTACAGTCACAAGGTAACTGGATTTCTGAAACGGGCAACATACAAAACACAGCGCAGTTTCAAAAGTACGCACAAATGGGCGGGTCTGTGTTAGGTGTGGCTGATGTGCAAAGGACTACACGTGTGCCTGGTGGTGGTGTTCCTTCTTCTTTGTTTGCGCATTATCGGCAAGAATTACAGGCTATGGAAGCTGTAAGTGGCAGGTATGATGTAGCGCAGGGCAGAGCACCGCGTAACATACAGGCGGCTTCAGCTATAGCCCTTTTGCTTCAGCAGTCTGGTGGTCGCGTAAGACAGAGAGCTAGAGCAATATCTAGTTTTGTGGAACAGATAGCTCAAATGATGTGTGACCTTATTGGAATGTATTACACTGTGGAAAGGCTTATTCGCGTTGAGGGTAAGGATGGCAAACCTGACTGGCAAAGAATGAGCAACCAAGACTTTATGAAACAAAACGTGTACACTGACCCGAATACAATGCAACCAGTTGTGGAAGATTACATCCCAGAGATGGACATTGAAGTAATAGCTGGCACGGAGACACCCACATCTAAAGCATACTACAGCCAGTTGGCTACAGATTTGTTTAAGATGAATGTCATTGATGCTGAAGCTTTACTTGATACACTTCAATTCCCGCGTTGGCGTGAAATACTTATGCGTATGCGTCAACCGCAGCAACCAGTGAGTGGAACCTCCACAGCAGGTAGTGGTGGCATCCCGCCAGAACTGGCGAGTTTGTTGGGTGGTGGCGCAGCACCTGCCCAACCTAGTGTACAGGGCGAGGCAATGCCACCAGACCTTGCTGGTTTAGCAGGAGCTGTGGGTCAACAGCCACAACAGCCACCACCGACACAAGAGGAGTTAATGATGTTAATGCAAATACTACAACAACAGGCGGGAGGTAAAGTATAATGGCGTTATTTAATACTTTTGGGAGTAGGTGTGTAAATGGTTAATGTATTAGCTTTCTTTGATTCTGTGTTAGGCAAGAACAGAGGAGTGTCAGATACTAATGGTTTGCCTGTTAAACTATCGGGCAGTAATACGGGAGTACAGGCTTCCGACACAATCACGCTGTCCCATACCGCAGATGCTCACGACGCGGGGGATGTAGTATCTACAGCAGCAGGCGAGAATTTAGAGTTTGCAAATCTAGGCGCAGCAGGGGATATGATTGTTATTCTCGGAACGCGGCTACGGTATGCGGTAAACGCCATCCCTACAGCCTGCGCGGGGTACAATCTGCACCTGTTTAACGCTGCACCCACGGCAATAGCTGGTGATGCGGCTTTCAATGTTATAGCGGCTGACAAAGACAAATACATCGGTTGTATCACAATTCCCGCCCTTGTTGACAGGGGAGATAACTGCTACGCCCAAACTGACAATGACAACCTTTCCGTTAAACTGGTAGGCACAGGGCTGTATGGACAGCTTCAATGTATCGCGGCTGAAACTCCTGCCATTGACAGCGTATTCACGGTTGTAATCAATGCGGCGGCGGTGTAAGGAGGGGTTATAATGAATCCCACTTTACAAAGAATTATTACAACTCCGCAGGGCATAGTAAAAAACGGACTTGTCGCATGGTATAAGTTTGACAACACAGGGCAAATTCTATTTGATTATAAGGACGGGTTTCACCACCGTAACGGCTCTGATGTTGGGGTAGATGCCGCTGACGCTACACCGGGGGCGCAGGGCTGGACATTCGCCACAGACGATTATACCTATTTAGCGGGGACAAGTGCTGGCATATTAGACACTATAGCAGACGAGTTATCTATGGTTTTAGTGTTTAAATTATCGGCTATTGGTGTGGCGCAAGATGTATTCGGCAGGCAGGCGACAACCTCGGATATGATAGAAATTATGGCAGATAACAAGTTTCGTTTTAACCTTCTGCTTTCAGGTGGGGCGGCTTCGTTAGTATCTACGGCAACGGCGGCGGCTGAAACATGGTACTGTGTGACGGCTACCTTTGATAGCACAAAGGGCATGAATATATACCGAGGCATAACAAATATAGCCACAAATACCACCACAGGTACACTTGCCAATGTAGGGGGCGTAAAGCCGTGGTCATTTGGTGTGGTTGTGGCAGGGCGTTTTTTGTTTGGCACAATAGCGTATGGACTGGTATATAATGCGGAATTAACGCCCGCCAATATCAGCCAAAACCTTAAAGCATTAAAGCCACTCATGGCAAAACGGGGGATAACGCTTGCCTCATGAGCAGAGTTAGAGCTGGCGGCAAGCATGATAACCCCTGAAGAATATGGGGCAAAAGGCGACGGCGTAACTGATGATACTAAAGCGGTAAACAACGCCTTAATTGCGGGTGTCGGCGGTGAGGTGAAGTTTTCACCTAACAAAACTTATTCTTTAACAAGTTTAGAAATACCCTCTGACAGCACGATAACCGCATATGGCACCACCTTTAAGTTAATCGACAACGGGCTGACCACAGTAAACCTGTTAAACGAGGGGATAATACTACGCCCCGGTGTTTACCTTAACGGCAAAAAGAACATCAAGATATATGGTATGAAGGTAGATGGAAACCGAAACGCTGACGCTGTGCGGGCATACTACCGCCATTGTTTTTACATTTACGACAGCGAAGATATTTGGTTGGAAGATTGCGAAGGGTTTAACTGTGAAGGGTTTGCTTTCGGTACTTGTTCAAGTGGTACACATACGATTGATGATCCTTACAATGCAGACCTGCCGACAAAGCGGATTACATTTAAAAACTGCAAAGGGCATGATACCTGGCTGAACAGCACAAGAAAACCCTTTGTGTTTGAAATCGCACGGGCTGAATATGTCAATTTAATTAACTGCGAAGGGCAACTAGGGCAGGAAAGTATATTCAGGACACACCGAGCGAATCATATTCATTTTAGCGGTTGCACGGCAAAGAATGTGCAGGCTGGCTATATCGGCGAGTGTTACGACATATTCAAGAGTGCTGATGTTACTATTGACGGTAAATGTTATGCCGAAAGTTTAGCGGCAGACGGCGGCAACGGCTCTTGTTATTTCCTGTATGATAATGTTGACTTGGCTTTAAAAGATTGTACCGCTTTAGGTGTTACGGCATTAAGGGTAAAGCCCGCATTGGGAACCGAAAGCGTTTACAACTACGACATACAGGACAACACATTTAACGGTGATGTTGCTGTATATGTCAATCACGGCGACAATCTAAAGATTATCAACAATGCCATAACAAGCGGCAAAGGGGCAATTACAAGCGAGCCTCACCCTGACGGTGGGGTGTGCGATTTTACAAATATGATACTTTCCCCGAACACGATTAACGGCAAAGAGATTTAAACAATCGGAAACGCGAACGTTTAAAAAAGCACAAACAAAAAACAGGCCCGCGAAGCCCTGACTTCGCAACTCGGTTAGTCCCGCAGAACCTAACCTACCTGTTGGAAATATTATAACATAAACACTGTGTGGTGGTTATTACTAATTAGTTTTTACAAAGCGCGATAAGTGTTGCTAAAAGTTAACAGCGGTGGTACAATTTTTGTGTGCACACATGTGTTTGTGCACACTACATAAGGAGTGTTTACTATAGGCGGTAAAAACTTATATGGTGAGTTTGTGAACACAGTGGCACTAGACGGTTTGTTTGTAAACACAGTGGTGTTGTGCGGTTTATTCGTATCTGACGTAATTTTAAAGGGTGAGTTTAATGGCTAGTACAGAACAGAACTTTGAGATGTGGCAGGGAGAAGTAAAAACAATAACCGTTACTGTTTTAAAACAAGATGGCACAGCTAAAGATTTGACTAGCGCTGTAGCAATAGTGTGGGAGGCATCCACCTCTGTAGGTGCTGTTTTACCATCTTTAACAAAATCCGTTGGTAGTGGGATTTCTATTAGTAATCCTGCAACTAGCGGTATTTTTGTTGTGGCGCTTACTCATGATGATACACACTTATTAACTCCTGGTGTATACTACCATGAAGCAAGAGTAACAGATTCAGCAAGTGTAGAGGAGGTTGTAACTATAGGTGAACTAACACTACACCAAGCAACAACGCTTTAAATTATGTGGCATAGCGCACATAATCAGCTATGTATAGCCTTCTTGGTGGGCTTGGTACACCTCGGAAAATTACGCCGACGGGCGGTAAAAACGGGAGGGTTTATTAATGAGTGATTTTGACGAAC